TTGATCAAGTTCTTCAATTATAGCTTCTGGCTGTGCGTGTAAATCAACTAATAATCTGTTACGTTCGTAGTCCTCTAAGACCCTGTGTTCGTTGCCGTCGTGATCCACCCATTTGCTCAACATTAGGTTATTCCAAGTGTAGCCCTTTTCGTGCCTGTCGGCGTATGCCTCCTGCAGGCCTATCTTGTTCTTGGTGCCCTTTGTACGCACACCTGGGTAGGCACTGAATATGTTATCGCTAGGATCACCCCTCATGGCCTTCTCGAACACGATCCATTCCGTGTCTGGCGCAGGCTTGGGTGCCTTTAATTTCTTGTCTATCACAGGCTTGCCTGTTTTTGCGTCAAACCAACCTTCGTGTGTGAGCGTGGTCTCATTGACTCCGTTGTACTGTTTCACCCTTGGCGTTATCAGTTGATTAAGATCCTTGTCCGTGCTGATTATAACATGATTGTCGTCTGGATGTTTGTCGATCCATCTTGCTATGAGATCATCTGCTTCTGCTCTTGGATTTCTTAAAACAGTTGCGTTGGTTTTAGTCTTTATGAAGTCTACAAAATCATCGTAAACTTCCCAAAACACTTCGTTCTCTTCTTTCTCTTTCTCAGTCATGGCATCCGCCATCTCTTTACGATTACGCTTGTATGGTGCATAGTGATCTTTACGCCACGATCTGCCCTCAAGACAGAACACCACATGTTTGCCATCAAAGTCCTGCCAGGCCTTCTTGACGGAGTTCAGCATGATGTGTATGGCCATTCCCACCTTCTCGGAGGTATCTCCCCTGATCACGTGCCTGGCCCTGAAGAATGTGTTGGCTGTGTCTACCAGTATGTGTGTCATTACGACACCTCTGTCTTGCCGTCGTCCCTACGATTGATCTGCACGTAGCCGGATCCGGTTACATCGATGCCCTGCTCGTTGCCTATGGTCCTACACAGCGTCTGGAACCACCTGTCCACGATCTCTTCCTCGGTCTCACCTTGGTAGCCTGACTGCTTGAGCATGTTTACGAACTCGTCGTTCCAATCCAGTTCAAAGAAACCGTTCCTGGGATTTTCAGGATTGACATTCAGATTGAGAACTTTCACCATGGGTTCTTCGCTCTTTTTGGAACCTTTCTTGTTCTTCTTCTTGATAGTTGTCTTTGCTGTTTTCTTTACCTTCATACAATTATTATATCTTATTTTTATCCAGAAGTCTACCTATGTTCCCCATTTATTTCCAAACAAGTCAACGTGTAGCCTGGGTGAATACTTGTACCCATGTTTCATGGCCATGTCCGCGACCTGTGTGGCAGTTCTGGCCTGGCCTTCCTGTGTGGCTCCCACTGCCATTAGATATATGTCACCGGTGACCCCCGCCTTTGCGTATGCCTCCCTGGCCTGATCAACTTCCTTTAGGTCCTGTTCGTCCTGTACCACGAACTTGAAGTATAGGTGTGTGTTGGGAATCTGAGAGTACTGTTTCGCCACATCCGCCCTTATGGCCTTCTCCCATGCCTCTCCTGATATTGATAGTTTGGGTGATGTTGACCAGGTTACGTGTACCGGTTCCTTGGTGTAGTCGCCCGCTGTCAGGCCGTGCATGAATTTATCGAAGTTGTCTTTCCATGCCTGTGTGCAGTTGGTCTCTATGGTTATGTTTTTCAAATCATTGAATTCCGGCTGTCTGATCAGTGACTCGATCTGTCTCTGCCACATCATGGGCTCACCGCCTGTGATTATGAAGTGAACGTCTTGTCCATTGGAACAGGTCCACTTGTTCTCTGGCGTGTATGAGGTGACCTTCCGGGCTATTTCGTCTACAGGATCCCAGTCCACTAGGTCCTTGTACCTAGCACTCCAACTGGCACTGGCGTCACAACCTATGTTCACGACCGGCAGTTCTGATATGTGTTTGATGTTTGATATATCTTGCGTGTTGTAGGGCATGTCCTCGGGTCTGATCCATTTGCTACGGTCTCTGCCCTGGCCAAAACCATGGCAGTGGAAGTTACAGCCAAAGGTCCTAAAGAACACACTTGGCACACCCACGAATCTGCCTTCACCTTGCACACTGTAGAATATCTCTGAATATCTTATTCGTTCCATAATTCTGGTTTTATATTTTTTGTTGCCTTGACTATCTCACCTATTGTAAACTGTCTCGGCTGTTCTGTCAACTTGATCCATTTGACGTTGGAATCTTGTATTATGATTTTCCAGGTACCGTCGGGTGAGGTGTGTTCAGACACTATTTTTTCTTGTTTTTATCCAACCTCACTACTTTACCATCAACGTCCTTGAGATGTCCAACACTCTCCCTCTTGATGTCGTTGTGTGAGAAGTTGGCCCAGTATAGCTCAAAGGCAACTCCATCTTCCATACCCTCGAAGGAGTGGTACAGTCCTGGTTTCACAGCAGTGAAGTCTCCGGGATTTAGTATGGTCTCGTCAACCAGATCATAGTCCTTTTGCCACACTTTGATTTTTAATTGTCCACTCATGCAGTAGAATCCGTTCCACTTCCACTCGTGAAGGTGTTTGCTACACACTCCGCCCTTCCTGTAGTCTATCCTGTGGAACTCCAGTGCGTTGTTGGCCAGGATCAGTTCCGTCTCTCCCCATATCTTGCCTGCTTTGAACATAAATTTTGTACCTTCCTATCTCTTATTATATAGGTTATTTAGACCATTTGTCAAGGTTGTATTTTTTATTATCAAGTCACAAACACCGGTGCTGGTCTTCACATCAAAATGAAATCGATCCCTAGCATAGTCTAGTTGTTTTACAAATAATAAATTTTTATATGTTTCTTTTAAATATTTCTCGTCTTCAAATGCGTTTGGTATTAACGAGTGTATGACATTGATTGGCAATAAATTTACCATCTCAAAATTTTTTACAAAATTCTTGAGGTCGTTTTCCTGTCCAAAGTTTTGTCTATCATACGGAATATTGACATTGTTCATTCGCCTTCTAGAAAAATAACTCCACATTATTACAATTAATTTTGGATTGTGTAATTTATGAATTTCCTGCACCCGCATGGCCATGGTATCATTAGAGCACCCGTCCTCGCCAAGGTTCAAACATGTCTTTCCTGTTTTTTTCTGTAGTAACTGAGGCCAGGTTTCTTCAAATGGCTGTCCTATGCCCACGGTAAAACTATCACCAACACACCAGATTACATCGGACAAGTCTTTGGGCCATTCGTTGTCTCTAAACCCTTTTGAATTATATCTGTATGATATATTTTTATGGTAGGATTGGAAGTGGGAACGGTCTTTACACAAATCCATGGAATCTATTCCTGATGTGTTGCTTTCAGGTATACCAATACGATTATGTACTTTCAGCATATGTGTTTTTGATTCCAGTGGTCGTATGTTGCTTTAGATTGATCTATCCAGTTGTGATTTTTAGCAAAATTATAAAACTTGTCTAAACAAGAGTCAAAATTTTTTACCTGGTTCTTTTTTTCCAACAGTGTGGTATTCTTGAAGGGAATATTAAAAATTATATTGTTCTTAATCATTTCATTACTTAGGATTCGGTATTCGGCCAGTGCTTTCATTTCGTTGGAGGAGAGGCCGCTTTTTTCCTTATTTCTTAAAAAAATATATTCGTTATACAGTATAGTGCTTAATGATATACCGATCCTGTTTGTGAAAGTATTTTTGTATCCTGTCAATTTCTGCATCAGTGTATCACTGTCTTTGACTAGGGCTTCGTACGATACTTTTTCAACGTTGGGAAAATTTTGTTCCACCCAATCTATGTATTTTACATATTGTTGACATTTTGATATAAAATAATTCTCGTCTACTTCGGATACTTGTGAAACTCTGTCTCTGTCTTTTTTATTATAGACATTGAGTATTCCTGACTTTTTGCGTATGCTCCAACTCATAGCGTATTCAAATATGTTTTCTCTCACGCACATTATTTTCTTTTTAAAGTATGTGTTTAGAAATCGATAGAAATTATCACAATCGTTGGCATTATCTTTTCTGTTATCTAAATGATACTTTGCCAATCTACTGACCAATATAGTTTGCTCCTGTGATTGCAGTAGAATATTCTCAATTTCTTCAAGACTTTGTGAATATTTTAAATCATAATTTTTTACTGCTATGTCGTTCCTGATTACCAAACCGTTTGTGAGCTCATGGGTGTTAATCACATCATTTTGTTCTATATACAAAGTCATTGTAAGCAGTCTTTGAAGTATTGTAGAGCCAACCCCGTCGGGTGTTAAGATTAGATAGTGCATATAGAGTATTTAGGTGGGTTGTCAACGGGGGAGCAAAAACTCCCCCTAGTCGACTATTTTTTCTTCTTGCCAATTACCTGTAGCCTGTTCAACAGTATTCCATACGCTGGTAGGAACACTATCAGACCTACTACGATCTTGGTCAAGGTGTTGTTCTGTGCAACCACGTGCCAGTTCGCACCGATCCACGATAGGTTACCTTCTGCATCCAACGATCCCGC